CCTTCAGAACCAGTGCCATTTTACTTCAACTCAATCGTCAGATTCGTAGCGTTGATGCGGAAGATGTCACCTGTTTGGATCGTCTTGTGAACATCAAGCTCACCAATAAACAGAACATTGCCGCCAGATCCCAACGTATCTAGAGTCGTCGTGCCTGATGTGGTGTTACCAGCAACGGTTGCAATAAAAACATGCGTGATTGTGTTGTCTGTGCCGGTAGAGGCGGCAAAGTCTATGTCGTTGGTGTTTGTGCAGGTCTGTGTATCCGCTGTATCAGCGGTTAAAGTCCAATTAGCTGCGGTTACTTGCTTACGCGTATACGCACCAAATGTAGCTTCAGTGATTGCTGGTTCTCCAGATTCACCAGTGGACGTTGTACCAGTGCCATCGTTAAAATTAGATACCGCCGTAGCAAGCCCAACATAAAGGTTGTCACCTGGGGAGCTAAAGGAAGCGGCATTGTTTTTGAAAATAAAGCTAAGAAGCCTGTTTTCCAAAAAACTGGTTGCTGCATTAGTCGTTGCCATCGTTTCTACTCCTTATGTCCGAGGCCGATCTGGCAGACCTCTACGATAGGAGTCGCTGTTTTCTCTAGCTTCCCCTAAATCCTTAAACCGGGTTACCGCTTCAGTAAATTGCTTATCGTACGACTGAAGTATGTCAGGTTCACCCTTCATATAAACATACGCTTCGTACAACGATCCGTAAAGCAGAGCGTTAGGAGCGTTAGTGCTCAACCATGTTGTACCACTGTCCGCCCCAGCGGTCAAAGATGCCGGCCTGTAAAAGTAGTGAAACTCACAGACGTAATTAGCATCCGGCGTCGGACCCAAAATCATATTATTAACATCGAAACGTGCGTAGAATCGCGGAGTTCCCGTAGTCGCCGAGTTTGGATTAAACTCCTGGATGAAGTTAACATCTTTCTGAAGCAGAAATTCTTTGTTGTTGCTGTTTGTAATCGACAAAGAAAAGGACGCTAAAAAATCCGAAGGTAACGCTAGAAAAGGATCGTTTACTGTTAGCGCGCTTTGTGCATTTTTACGAAAGTATTCCAGGTCCACTAAGTAAAACAGGCGATCTTCTGCGGCGCGGATGAAGTCATCAAGATTTGACACAAAACTGGTTTCTGTGTTGTCCGTGTACTCCTGTATGGCTGTCTTTAACTGTGCAAAAGTGTACGCCATTTATGCCTCCAAAGTTACCGGCCCGACAGTCGCATTTTGACCACCCCCGCGTTGACCACCCGTGGTGGCGGTGCCGGACGACGCGGTAAACGTGTAAAGGTTAGAATCCGTGACAGTAATCGTATAACCACTGGAATTCTCCAGCGTTGCTTTTGTAAACCCATCAAAACCTTCCACCTTCCTAAATCGAATTACATCATTTGTAGCGCGACCGTGAGACGGCTCTACCACAGTAATCACGGCGCTACTAGCAGAGCCAGACAAAAAAGCATTCGCTGGCAACAGCCGAGCGACAGCAACTTCTGTACGTTGATCCGGACGCGGGTCATGAATCGCCTGTGGATCCGGGCCAACACTAATCGGCTCTAACTGCGGGTGTTTTGCTTCATACTCGTCCTTGCCTACTTTAGAACCGTTCCATTCCGTGACCATCTCAACCAGTCTGTATCTAAACCCAGACCGGTCGGATATTCCGTAAGCATCCTTGCCTGAAGCAAACCTCGCCATTAGTTCACCCGTAAATACTGTATGCTCGGTTGCAGTTTCAGTGCAACGCGATCTTCATCCTCGTCTGCTGCCCGCTGGAATTCTTCTTCGTACACCGCCTTCAGAAGCTGCACCCTTTCCGGCGCTTTCTTTATAGCAAGGTAGTACGCAAGACCAGCAACCATGCAGGGCAAGAACCGGAACGGCGCGTCGGTTGTGTTTACCAGAGAATCCACATCTTCGATGCGCTGCACATAGTAGTACACGATACTGTCGCTAGAACTGTCAGGCGTCGGCCACAGTGTGATCTCCGGTGTGGTTTGCCTGTTGTAGAAGAACTGACTTGGACGGCCTGTCTGTGACTTGTTGGGCAGGTGCAGATACTCTCCGCGTGACATGCGGTCGAGTTGATAATCTACGCTGCTGCGACGAAGCACAACCTCCAACAGATCGGTATACGTGGCGTTGAACGCATACGTCGCCGTGCCAGATGTCAGGGACTGCGTTGCTTGCTTCACGGTCCACAGGTTCAAGCCACGGTTGGCCCAGTCAGCAAACATCAGATTCAGAGACCGACGGGCGGTGCGCGCATCATAGCCGGTGCGAACTTCGAGACCACACCGCTCGTACGCCTCTTCGATAATGTCTGCTACGTCGAGGTCAAAATCTCTGGATCCAGATGTTGCCATTTACTTCTTCCGCACAGCCTTGCCGCGTTTTGCCATAACGGGCTTCTTCATCATGGCGCCACCGCCGCGCATGGCCTTTTTCTTCATGCCCATTCCACCGCGCATTTTACGCATTGGCTTTTTCATTCCTGGCATAACTCAATTCTCCTCTGCTTCCGCATTTTAACTAGACGATTATAATCGTCCGAATCGTAGTTAACATAGTAGTCTAGACGTTCCAGCTTTGCACTAGCATTGTCTAGGTCGGTAAGGCGTTGCACAAAGATCATGTTCAACCCCCTGTCCTTGAACGATAGCAACCAGATATCGACACCTGTTGCGGCCAACCATCCGTTCAATGCGAAACAACCTGCCTCGAGGTCGTCGTAGGTGTATTTTTCTCCATAGTTGCCACACACAACTACTTGATACGTGTCGTCGAACGTGGCGATTTCTTCGTACACCGCGTCCCAAATGTCACCAACTTCTTCTCGCGTCTTAACCTTCTTGGACAACCATGCGTTTCGAGCGAAAGGACAGAGCGCGTTGCCGTTTGCAAACTTGCTCGGCTTGCATAACTCGTCAAGAATCCAATCTTCAAGTATTCGTTCGAGTTGCATTACGAGCCGGCATTGTCATGGCACCAGCTTCCATCTTACGAGGGCTGCAATACATGCCATCCTTAGCTTTGACGATCTTGTTACCCTTCTTCTTCAGAACACCGCGCTCTACGAGAAGATCCTTCTGAGTGTATTGGCCGTCACCAGTAACGTCTTTTCTGCTCATTTCTTCTTTTTCCTCTTCAGTGATTTTACACGCCGGGGCTTGCCGGCTGGTTGACCTATACGTTTCTTCTGGCTGATCCTGCTACGCTTTTCAGCCGCTGTCATTTCGGAGGCTGTTTTAGGAGTTTTTGAGGAAACCCTCTTAGAGGGGCGGCAATATGGAGTACCCCGTTTTTCACCTTTGCGACGCCCACACGCTTTTCCAGTCCGAACGTCTTTCCAGTCTTCCTTGAACCACCTTTTAAGCGCGAGGCCACTTTTCGTTTTCCTTACTGCCATTAGAGCCTACCCTGAGAATGTAAAACCAAAAGGACAACGGAAGCTAAAACACAGGCAACTACAATTAAAAAGAACGTAATTATAGCCACCTCAAAATGATGTTTACGTTTCCGTATCCGCTCTTGTTCCGCCTCTCGCCTAGCTATTCTGGCCTTCGCCTGAAACTTTTGCCAATCATGCCATAGCCCAGGACGCCCCGCATAGATCATGATCTGCTTCAGTTGTTCCTCTTGCTCCTTGATCTTCTCCAAGGCCATAAACTCCTCGAGGTCGGAACCGCCACCCTTTCTTTGTGCCTTCTGCTGGAGCTTTTCTTTCGCACCAACGAACTCTGCGATTGCACTACCAGCAGCAGCAATTTCTTTACCATTCGATACAGCTTGCTTGATTACTGCAAATGCTGCATTTGCTGCGGCCAGTTCGGCTAACATCAGTACACCTTTGTATTTTCATCCACGAGTTTGGGTAGACAGTACGCTGTAATTTCATTGCCCTGTCTGTGGAGCACTTGGGCGAAGTAGGTGCACTCATTCACATTACGGAAGTACATGTCCTTGCTTACAACTCGTTTGTCATCTCCTATCCCAACATAAACCATCAACAGAAATGCATGGATCATCGCTAGGTGCAGCGAGTTTTCTTTCGCCGTCCGTTCATGACCCCGCCGCAACCACGTGCAACCACTTGATTCGAATCTAGCTTTCCTCGGAACGGGCGCTTGGCTTTTTGTTCGTGCATTCCGCCTGCGGCTTTCTTCGTGCTTTTGTTACCCCAGTTTGCGGCTCCGACCTTACGGCACTTGGCGATGGCGCCACTTGCATACGCCGACGGGAAGACCTTATATCTTGCCTTAACTTTGCGATAGCATGCATCTTTAGGCATTCCTTCGTTTCCTTTTACCAGCGCAATGCGCCCTCTCGCTGAATCCACGAGGGCGGTTGCAGTTCACTTTTGATTTGCGAGTCTTGCTCCACTTTCGCTTCTGCGGTGGTTTGGATACCTGTTGCCGCATTGATCCGCGCGAGATTGCCATCACCACTTCTCCTGATAAAATCTTCCCACAGCGGCGTCAGCATCGCATGATTGGAATCAACCTTAGTCGCTATCACAGCCGTGCGCTTGTCTACCTCGATCAGTGTCGTAAGGATCCAAACCACAAGAGAAAGAGCCACCCCGCCAGAACCAATAATAAGGGTTTTAGCCACGGTTTTTTCATCTAACATTTCCATCTCCGCCGTGCCTGACGCAGCCGGCTGTTCGGGTTCTTCGCAGCCTTGGGAAACTTTTTCATCTGACCGGCAGACCTAGCGCAGAACGACTTGCGCCGCTTCGCATCCTTGCTGCCCTTCTTGACCTTGCCCGTAACTGCCGTTTTTAACTTGCTGCCGGGGTTAGCACGTCGATACGCCTTGACCCCGGCTTCGGTCATTCCCGCTCCAGATTTTGTGGAGCGGAAATTCTTTTTGTTTCTTGGCGGCATCTTTGATTTTTTGCGCGCCATGACGATTACCCGAAGAACGCAGTGATCGCGTCTACGTTTGTGAGCGTGACATGACAGCCGTCTTCAAAAATAATTCCGTGATCCGGAATTGTGATTTGCGTGTCATCACCTGCCACAAACGTCATGGTCAACAGAGTCGTGCCGGATCCGCCGCCACTCCTGAAGACAGCAGCAGGGCTACCGCTGCTGGCACTCCGAACAACAAACGACTTGAGACGAGTCCTACCGCCAATCAAGCTGCCTGTAGATGTCGCTGTTTTAGCAATAATGGAGCTTGCCATTGCGGCCTCCTATTAGCTATCGGCGAACGGTGTTGCCGCGCTACCAGATCCTACGAGAACGCCCTGCACAAGGTATACATTGTCTTCGATTGCGGTGATCTCCACATACGAGCCTTTGTCACCACCAGTGGTCGTGCCGTTCATCGAGATTACGTCGTTACTTGCACCCGGCACAAAAGTCGAAGAAGCGTTGCTGTCGCCTACAACTTCAAGTGACCCAACGTACTTGTCAGTGCCATCGGTTTTGATGTCACAGTCAGAACAGTCAGTGCCTACAAAGAATGTATAACGGGCGCCGAGGGTGTCAGTTGAAATAGTCGGGAGAGTGATCGCGCCGTCAGCGTCATTTACCTTGATAATGCGGCCAACGTGATCGTCGTAGGTAAGAGTGGTTTCTGCGGTGATGTTAACCATCGCATTAGCACCCTGTGCGGTGAACCCGCGCTGGGACCGGACCGGACCCGAAAAGGTTGTCTTTGCCATGTTGTACTCCTGTCGTGGCAAGTGTCAGACCTCCCATAGGTCTGTCAGGGACAAGAGCATAGTACCCTAAAAAAAAGGGGGCCGCAATTGCGGCCCCCAGTCGGGGAGGAACTTTCCCCTTCGTTACGCGCCGGGTGAACCGAATACGCAACGCGGGTCTGAGAAGCCGAACGAATAACGCTCACGAGCCTTGAACCGCATGTTACCGGTGTCGAAGTCCGGATCCATGTTGGTTGCCAGAGGCATACGCTCGAAGTGCTTGAGGCCGTTCGGGGCGTCCGTCTTGATGAAGAACGCATCGGTGTCGGTCAGGTAGTCGTTGACTACGTAACCTTCCGGCAGCATGCCCATGCTCTTCAGAGCATTGACATCGTTGTCGGCGGTTCCAACACGAAGGTTCGACACCAGCAGACGCTCGGCAATGAACTGAAGCTGACGCGGAATGATCAGCTTCATACCGCGCAGTGCGATGACCAGACCACGCTCATCGACGAAGCCTGCGATGTTGATCAGCGCATCTTCGAGCGAAGTTTCGTTCAGGTCTGCCGCAGTGGACGGCTCGTTGGCGAAAGTGCCACCGCTGGTGAGCGGGTGCGAAGCATCACAGAGTGCCACACCGTCGCCGCCGGCAGTTGCGCCTGCGGTGAAAGCGTTGTTAAGGACGGAAGCGGCCTTAACTTGCTTGGTGTGTGCCATCGAACGGGCGAGGGCACGGGTGTAGCGGGATGCCAGACGGTCGTAGAGGTTGTCCTCAACAGCTTCCTCGGTGATCGAGAAACCCATTGCGACGGTCTCGTGGGTATACCGTGCGGTATACGCCTCGTTTGCGTCGTCGAACGAGATTCCAGCGCCTTCGTTTTTAACGGGTGCGGCACCGAAACCTGACAGCATGACCTCTTCTTCGAATGCTCGGTCGGAGCCTTCGGTATCGAAGATTTCAGCATGCTGACCCTCGTATCGA